AAACATCTCAATCAGATCGAATTGGCCGATCGCTGGAATATCAGTGAGCGCACGCTTGAGCGCTGGCGGTGGACCGGTGAAGGCCCCGCCTATCTCAAAATCGGTGGACGGGTCGTCTACCGGCTCGAAGACGTGGAAGCTTTTGAAGCAGACAACCTCTGCAAAAGCACCACCGAAACTCCGAACGATCTCTATGCGTAAGGGGGCCGCCATGAATATCCCCAACCGCATTCAAATTGATGACCTGAGCGCCATGGAGGTGGCGGACATTGCCTCTCTGCCGGTCGAACAGCTGATCGCATTGCAAGGTGAAGTCGCCGAACGCCTCACCATCACAAAGCTGATGAAGGATCGGTTCGACAGTGCTCTCGAGTGCCGTTTTTCCCTTCAGGCGAGAGAAGCCCGCGTAGCCCTCGGCAAAGACACCGGCACGGTTCGCTTCAATGAAGGTCTGGCGCAGATCGTTGCCGATCTTCCCAAAAAGGTCGCCTGGGACCAATCCCAGCTTTCTCAGCTTGTCGAGCGAATGAAGGCCGAGGGCGATGACCCAGCTGAATACGTCGACATCACCATCAAGGTTTCCGAACGCAAATACGCCGCTTGGCCGAGCCACATCCGCTCGGCGTTTGAGGGCGCAAGGACCGTGCGTGTCGGCAAAGCCTCCTACCAAATTTCACTGAACGATGAGGTGCAATCATGACCACCAAGACCAAACTCGAACGCCTGCGTGAAGACAACAGCTATCTCGCGGATCTTCCCGACACCATCCGGATACCGCCTTTGGGCGATCGCCAGGAAGAGGTGATCAAACCCATTGAGGCAGCGTCCATTGATGACATTGCTTTTGCCCAGCTGGCGTTGCAGGCCAAATCCTCTGCGCTTTACGGAGAAATCGATGCACTGCGTCGGGTCTACGACATGGCCCGCAAGAACGGATCCTTGGGGGCAGACAATGCCCTTGATGCGGTGACTTCGAAGAAGGGGGGCAAGTGATGACGCTCCCCATCATTTCTGCCGACGAACGGTTGTCTGAGCAGCGCGGCATTAAAGGCTGCATCTTCGGCAAATCCGGTATCGGCAAAACCTCATTGCTTTGGACGCTGGATGCCCAGTCCACCTTGTTCTTTGATTTGGAGGCTGGGGATCTGGCGATCGAAGGTTGGTCCGGAGATACCATTCGCCCTCGCACCTGGATTGAATGCCGTGATTTCGCGGTCTTCATCGGCGGCCCAAACCCGGCCTTGCGTGACGATCAGGTCTATAGCCAGGCCCACTATGACGCGGTTTGTGAGCAGTTTGGCGATCCGGCAGCGCTGGATAAGTACCAGACGGTCTTTATCGACAGCATCACGGTTGCTGGACGTCTGTGTTTCCAATGGGCCAAGGGGCAGCCGCAGGCAATTTCTGAGCGCACCGGCAAGCCTGACATGCGTGGTGCTTATGGTCTCCACGGCCAGGAGATGATCGCCTGGCTCACGCACCTTCAGCACACCCGTGGCAAGAATGTTTGGTTTGTCGGAATCCTCGACGAGAAGCTTGATGATTTCAATCGCAAGACCTTCGTTCCCCAAATCGACGGCTCCAAGACCGGTAACGAACTCCCCGGCATCGTCGATGAAGTCATCGCCATGGCCGAAGTCAGCCCGGATGGCACGGATCCCTACAGAGCGTTTGTTTGCCACACGCTGAACCCGTTCGGCTTTCCGGCAAAGGATCGCAGCGGTCGGCTTGATCAAATCGAAGAACCCCACCTTGGCCGTCTGATGGAAAAGATCGGCGGCCCCGCAAAACCGGCAGGTGAAAGGCTGACCTTTAGTCGCCCCCTACCGCCAGCCGAGACCCCCAACCCTGAAGACGACAAAGGAGCACAGTAATTATGACTGGTGCATGGAACGACTATAACGATGCGGAATCCCAAACATCCTACGACCTGATTCCAAAGGGCACCATTGTGCCGGTGCGGATGACCATCAAACCCGGTGGTTATGACGATCCGGCTCAGGGCTGGACGCGTGGATACGCAACCCACAACGATACGACCGGCTCGGTCTATCTGAACGCCGAGTTTGTCATCCTCGAAGGTCCGTTTGCCAAGCGTAAGGTCTGGAGCCTGATTGGGCTTCGCAGCCTCAAGGGTCCGGAATGGGGCAACATGGGCCGGTCCTTTGTGCGCGGTATTCTGAACTCATCGCGGGGCCTTTCCGACAAAGACAATTCCCCGCAGGCGCAGGCTGCTCGCCGTATCAACGGTTTTACGGATCTGGATGGCATTGAATTTCTGGCCAAGATTGATGTCGGCAAGGATGCCAATGGCGATCCGAAAAACGATATCCGGTTTGCGGTGGCTCCCAACCATAAGGACTGGGATACGTTTAAGTCTGGCGGTGGTCTCTGGATGCCGAGCCAATCGGCTCCTGCCGCAACGGCCCAGCCGATGGCCAAGGCCAACACAGAAGCGCAACCGGCTTCAAACCCCAATCGCCCGTCTTGGGCACAGTAGGGGAGGCTGGTCATGTTACTCCGTCCCCGCCAGAAAGCCTTCGTCGAGCGCAGTATTCAAGCGCTCGGCGAACACGGCAACACGCTGGCTGTTGCCTCCACCGGATTTGGGAAAACAATCGCGCTGGCCGGTGTCACCGGTCAGCTGCTGAAAGGCAATGATGCCAAGGCCTGTGTGCTTGCCCATCGCGATGAGCTGACAAGCCAAAACGAGACAAAGTTCAAACGGGTCAACCCGGGCCTGAGTACGTCTGTCGTCGATGCCAAAACAAAATCCTGGCAGGGGCGGACCACGTTCGCCATGGTTCCGACCTTGGCGCGTAAATCCAACGTTGCTGCCATGCCCGCACTTGACCTTCTGGTGATTGATGAAGCCCATCACGCGGCAGCCGACAGTTACCGTCGCATCATTGATCAGGCCAGGGACAAAAACCCGGACGTTAAGATTTTCGGTGTGACGGCTACTCCTAACCGGGGAGACAAGAAGGGTTTGCGTCCGGTCTTTTCCAATGTTGCCGATCAAGTCTTCATTGGAGAACTGGTTGCTTCCGGACATCTGGTGCCACCCCGCACTTTCGTGATTGATGTTGGCGCACAGGAAGCGCTCAAGTCGGTTCGCAAGACAGTAGACGACTTCGACATGATGGCCGTGGACGCCATCATGAACAAAGCGCCGATCACAGATGCTGTGATCCAGCACTGGCGGGAGAAGGCGGGTGATCGTCAAACCGTTGTCTTTTGTTCGACGGTCGATCACGCGCGCAACGTGCGTGACGCTTTTCGCGCCCGAGGTATCCAGGCCGCCATGGTCTATGGCGACATGGGCGCTTCTGAACGGCGCGAAGTCCTAAAGGCCTATGAGCGGGGCGAAACCCAGGTTCTGGTTAATGTCGCGGTTCTGACCGAAGGTTGGGATCATCCGCCGACCAGCTGTGTCGTCTTGCTGAGGCCGTCTTCTTATAAATCCACCATGATCCAGATGGTTGGGCGCGGCCTGCGTACCGTTGATCCCAGCGAACATCCAGGCGTGGTCAAAAGCGACTGCATTGTGCTCGATTTTGGCACTTCCAGTCTTTTGCATGGCAGCCTCGAGCAGGACGTAAACCTTGATGGCAAGGTTGGCTCAGGTCCGGCCCTGACCAAGGAATGCCCAGAGTGCGCCGCCAATGTGCCGCTGGCCGTCATGGAATGCCCGTTGTGCGGTTACCACTTCCAATCGGAGGGTAAGGAAGGGCAACAGCCGATATCTGATTTTGTCATGTCGGAAGTGGATCTGCTCAAGCGTTCCAGTTTCCAATGGTGCGATCTCTTTGGCGATGATGCGGCGTTGGTTGCAAATGGCTTCAACGCCTGGAGCGGCATTTTCTTTCATCAGGACCGCTGGCATGCCGTCGGCGGTGGAAAGGGTCTCAAATCGCATCTGTTGGCCATGGGTGAGCGCACCATTTGCCTGGCCGCAGCCGATGATTGGCTGAATGAGAACGAGACTGACGAAAGCGCCCATAAATCCCGCTCCTGGCTCAATCAGTCGGTCACCACCCGTCAGCTTCAATTCTTGCCGCCCGAATACCGTCAGGATTTTGGCCTGACCCGGTATCACGCATCGGCACTGCTGACATTTCAATTCAATATGGCCGCAATCACCAATCTGGTGTTGAACGCTCCTGAAGATAGCCGGAGGGCGGCATGACCCATGGTGACTTCAGGAAACGCTGCCACCCGTTTGAGGTTATGGCATCCGCGCGGGGAGCTATGTGCCGTCTGTCGGCGACCGACCCGTGGTTTTGGCTGGTTCGACCACCATTCATCGAAGCGTCCGCGTATTCAAAGGTGGTTCTGCTCAATGGACTGCCAGGGTTTCTGGTCTCGCTTGGCGAAGGAGGGCTTGGGCATGGTTGATTTGACCGAACAAGAAAAAGCCGCCCTGCGCCATGCCGTCAAAATGCTGGCCGAAGTGATGGAAGAGATCGGTTGGGAAACCCGGCTGATTGATCTCACAGAATCCCAGGTTCTCACTCTCGCTGAAGTCTGCGTTGGCGGGTTTCAAGACGCCATGCTGTCGATTGCCAAAGGCGAAGACACGGAGGTCCCCTTTTAATGTTGGACTACAATTCCTCCCAGACATTCGCCGATCAGGTGAACGCTCATATCGATGAGGCTTTGGTTGCCGAGAACCAACGCCAAACAACGCGCCAATATCTCGGTGGCTCCCGTCTTGGCGTTGCCTGTGAGCGCGCTTTGCAATTCGAATACGCCCAGGCCCCGAAGGACGATGGTCGGGATTTCGATGGGCAAACCCTGCGTATCTTTGCTGCCGGTCACGTCTTTGAAGACCTGGCCATTGATTGGCTGCGCAAGGCTGGCTTCGAGCTCTATACGACCAAAGGCAACAAACCTGGTGGAGAGCAATTCGGTTTCAGTGTCGCCGGTGGCCGTATTCGTGGTCATGTGGACGGCATAATCAACGCAGCCCCGGTCATGGATGGCTTCCCAGCC